GTCGCCGCGTACCACTTGCCGCCGGTCGCGCTCGCTATCTTGCGTCGGTTTAGCTCGGCCGCTGCCTTATGCGCCGACAAGCCTGCAAGCTGGGCCATGACCGGCCGCATACGCTCGGCCAGGGCGGCAGCTTCCTTGGCGCTGCGCTCTGATCCCACCGTCCAGCCGCCGAGCTTCACGCCACGCCGCTTGGCCGCGGCGAGGCCTGCCTTGGTCCGCTGCGAGATGAGCGCCCGCTCCTTCTGCGCCAGCGCGGCGAACAGGTAGAGGACGAACGGGTCCACGTCCGCGCCGAATTCGGTGACGACGAACGGCACGCGGTGAACCATCAAGCCAGAAATGAAATGCACGTCACGGGAGAGCCGGTCGAGCTTGGACACGATAACCGGGCCACCAAGCTTTCGCGCTGCTTTGATAGCGGCAGCGAGTTGCGGCCGGCGGTCGATGGCGTCGGCGCCCTTGCCCGTTTCGTGCTCCTCGAAGGTCCTGGTGATGGCGAAGCCCTCCGCCTTCGCGAAGGCGGCGATCGCGTCGCGCTGTGCTTCGAGGCCTAGGCCGCTTCGGGCCTGGCCCTGCGTGCTCACCCGCACATAGGCTACCGCGTTCGCCGTTTTGGTCCCTGTCATAGCCCAAGCCTTGTAATGCCCCACCGACCGTCGAGGTATTACAACAAACGATTTAATACGTCAAGGTAAGGGGTATTAAACGGATGCGGACTGGTTTAACGGGGGCCCTGAATGCAATAGCCGACGCCTCGAACAAGCCCCGTATTCGAACCCACTCGGCAAGGCCGCCAGATTCATGGCGCGATCTCGTGCAAGACATTTCCGACCGGCAGCGCCGCAGCGCCCAGACGACCCGCGCCGTCCTCATGTCGAACATGATGTCGAGGGGCGATTCCTTGTCCGCGCAGAGCTGCATGGCCCGCTTGCGCGACAGACGGTTTGGCGCCATCCGAGGCCGGCCGCCCTTCATCCCGTTTGCCCGTGCAACGTGAGGTGGGGGTGCCATCCTTGGTTGAATCCAATGCGAACCGTTGTTGCCAATAGCTTCCACGTCGGAGATTTATCCTACCATAAAAAGCAGTGGACGTCGCTTCCGGCCATTCGGGGCGGGCGCCATCGGGCGCGAGGCTGGCCTAAGTCGGCAAGCTAAGCGCGCGGAGCGAAGCGCAGCGCCGCGCAGAAGAGGGACAGCAGCCGCCATGGCCGACGCTGTTTTGCTCGCCCTGACCCCTTGAAAACAATGTAGGTGATGTAGGCGATGTCGGTGACTAATGGACCAATTTTTTATAATTAACTGTTTGATTTCTCATCCAATAAACGCGCGCGCGAGTCGTTGCTGAGAAAAAACAAAAATATACCCGGGACCACCTACATCACCTACATCTCCTACATTTCCTCCCTCTGGTCCCTCTCCATCATCTGCGCCGAGGCTGCGGGTCCTGCCTCAGTCAGACTATTTTCGTAATAGCGCTTGCGCTCATTGAGGCACGCAACGTGCAAAAGCCTTGTTTCATGAGCATGTTAGCTGATCGCATCCAGTGACCGCCAATCCTCGCGCCTCGGGCGCGCTGTTGCCCGCGCCCTGCAGCACTTGTTGATTCCCGACGTCAGTTGCGTTCTCGTGTTGTGCCCCCTTTCAGTTTGTCGGCAAGTGCGACCGTCACCTTGTATCTCTCGTGCTCCGACAAAGTTGTTTTGGCGTAGACCGGCTGCCGGGTTCCGTCGATCAGCCAGTAGCCGTCCTTGGCGTCCTTGTTGCGCACCTGGCTGTAGCCGCAGCGCTCGAGCCGGAGCGGGATGGAGCGGCGGCTCCTGTGTGCCGTCAGCCATTCTGCCGTCGCTCCGGTCGCCGCGGCGATCAGCTGCTTCGGTGTTACTGCATCTGGGCAGCCGAGTGCATCGAGCACGTCCGCCAACTCGGCGTCCTCCGGCGCGTTATTGGCGTTGATGATGTCCCAGAACGCCGGCGTCTTCGGGGGCGGTGCCTTCGGGTTGAAGGATGAAATGTCGAGCTCGGTCAGGTACGCAGCGACGTGCTCGAAACCGCCGGCCTCATACCAGTTCCAAAGCTCGTCCCAATAGGTCTGCGCGAAGTCCTCTTTTGTGTGGTTGGACCAGGCCACGTAGTGCCGGCGATCGTCCGGCGGCAAATAGAGGCCATCAGTCTTGTGGTTGGTGGTGATGATGGAGCCGAGGACGTTGAACACGTAGTGTTCGCGCAGGTGCTTTTCGTCGACCCGCAGCACGTCCGGCGGTGTCGCGGTGTATATCTTTGTGTGGTCGTAAAACTTGAAGCGGTCGATGTCGCCGAGATCGCGGCCCTCGTTAAGCCGCAGAATGACCGATTTGGCGAAGCTGTTGAACCGGCCGAGCAGGTGCGTCGGTGACACTTCGTGGAAATTCCAGGGACCCACCGCGCGCTTGACTGGCTCGAGCAAGCTGTCCTTGCCGATCCCCTGCTCGCCACCCAGCACCAGCGCGTGATTGATCTTCTCGCCGGGGCGCTGCACCCGGTGCGCCAGCCATTTGATGCTGTGACTGCCATCCTCCTTACCGAAGATCCGGTAGACGTGGTCGATCCAGGGTTTGGCGTCGGCGGCGTTGCCCAGCTGGACGCGGGGCGGCCGGTACAAGTTGAAGCAGGTCACGCCCTTGCGCTCGATCCAGCCGCCGTGGACCACGAGCCGGTCCTTGATGAGCATCGGTTGGCCTGGGCACCACGTCATCCCCTCGACGCGCTGGTTCTGGTCGAGCCATCGCGTCGCCCGCAAGGCGACGACCTTGCCGTTCTTGTCGCGCTTCGGCCTGCCGGCCTTGGTCAGCACCGGAACCGGCGGCAGGCAGGCGTCGACGCCCGGACCCACCCAGATGTCCCGGCACGGCGTGAAGATGTACACATGGGACGGCGGATAGGCGACGAAGTCCTCGATGTTGACACCGCTGCCTTCGGTATCAGGCTCGATGATCTCCTCGGTGAAGTTGGCGTCAAACTTGCTCACGTGGCCGGCTCCCCGACCAGATCATTGAAATCGGCGCCGGCGCGTTGCGGCTTGAGGCGAACCACGGTACGCCCGGCGCGAATCCATCGTCTCATGCAGGTGTCGGACGCGATCAGTCCAGCTTCATCGTGGTCGACGAGGATGATGAGGCGCTCGACACCGGGAATGACCGGCAATGCGCTCAGCTTTTGACTGGAGAGAGCGGCCCAGGCCGGTTGCAGCGGCGCGCTGTGATAGAGGATGCGGGTTGCCGCCGCCAGCACCGTATCCAGGCCCTCGCCGACAACCAGTTGAGCTCCGGCCGGCCAGAGTTTGACGACGCCGGCGCAGCCGAGCATGCGGCGCTCAATTTTCTCAATCTTGCCGTTCCGGTGTTCGAGCGCGACGCGCTGAATCCCCACGGGCTCGTCAGTGAGCGGGTCGCGCATTAGCGCGATCAGGCAGGGCAAATGTGTGCCCGGTCCAAACACACAGTTTGGGCGGAAGCGGAGACTGCGATGGATGTCCTCGGGCAGCCTGCTGACGTCGATGTGGCGCGTCTCGTCGAGATAGCGCTCGGCAATCGAACCAAGCAACGGCTGCGCCGAAGTCCATATTGATTTGATGAACGCCAGTTTTGCGGCTTCATCGCCGTTTTGCGGGGCATGGCCCTGCGGCCCGGGCCAGTCTTTGAGGTGAGCTACGGCCTCCGGCGCGGTCATGCCCTCAACCCGCATCAGCCAGTCGAGCCGGCTGCCGCGGCCACCGCAGCCGAAGCAATAGAAATGATCGGGATAAATCGTGCACGATGGCTCGGTGTCGTCGTGGAATGGGCAACTGACCTTGTTGTCGGATGTGAGCGGCAAGCTGACGAGTTCGGTCAGTGGCGCGATACTGTCCGCCAGGTTGGCGACAAAGTCTTCGTCATCGTGTTCAACCTGAGCCAAATCTTCGATCGGACCCGGATCGTCGCGCGTAGTGTCGATGTAGTTGTCGATCGCTTGTTCGAGCGTTGCCTCGTCGGAATCCGCCGCGACTGATGGTTCGGCTGGCCGCTCCGGAGGTGCAAGATAGTGCGCTCCGGAATGGACTTTGCCACTGAGCGGCAATCCGTTAGCCCAGCTAGGCAGCTGCAGCAGGATGTCTAGGAACTCGGCGTCGGAAAGGAAACCGGGCGGAACCTCGACAGTCACTTCATCATGACAATGAAACACGACATTGATGCCCCGTGTTTCAAAGCGCTCGATCGCCGCGGCGAGCAAGTCTCTGGCCGTGCCCTGAACAACATTCTCGACGAAGGTGCCGAACCAGCCGCGA